GTGGAGAAGTTTTTGGCCATTTCCCGGTTCCTTGTTGCCCTGGCTTGAGCGCCTCGGGTGAGATGGAACGTAGGGCCAACGGCCCTGCTCAGTCAAGTCTCATGATTGAGAATGAATGGCAGCAGTACTGTTATGTCAGTAGAGTGTCAGGATGTTGTATATACAATTTGGGAAAGGCTTGACAAACCAATGAACTACGTCGTAGAAACTTCGCCCGTTGGAACGGTTGGCGGCCTTGATTCGCTGGCTCGGGCCAGCAGCGGCATTCGTTGGCACGTATTCCACGCCCGTCCGCGTTTCGAGCGACAGGCCGATCTGGCACTTCGTCGTCTCGGCATGGAAACCTACCTCCCGCTCATGATTGAACGCTGGCATGGTGCCGATCGGCACGAGGTGGCGGCGTTGGTAGGCTACACGTTGGCGCGTTTTGACGTGAATGCGATTGAGTGGGGGCGTGACGCTACGTCACGGCAGGGCTGTGGTGAGGTTGGGCGCTTTCTGTTGTCGCCAACTACCAGAATGCCAGCCAATGTTCCGGATGTTGCTGTGGAGCGTCTGAGGTTTGAATGCGAGGCTACCTTCGTGGTGGAGCGTAAGGTTTTAGCGCATAAGCTGAAGGTTGATGATAAGGCGCGTGCGCGCGAGGGGCAGTTTTCGCATCTCACTGGTATCTGCCGGCGTTCTAATAAAGACCGCGTCTTGTTGTTCTTTGCAGAGATCGATCGAGAGTTTAGCTTTAGGCGCGATGCGGTGGAGTTGGTGGCATGAGCGCGGATGATGTTATTGACACCGGTAAGGTGGCATTCTGCGGGCGGCTGGCTTATGAGCCGGATCTCCCAAAGCCAGGAATGGTTCGGTGGTCGGATGATGTCTTCGGCATCAAGGATGGACGTGTGATCACAAACGCAGAGGCATACATCGATGATGGATCTGCGGCGTGTGAGCCAGAGCCGAGTAACTTGCGATTAGAGTTGATGGAACAAGCTAAGCAAATTGCGCGTACGTTGGCCCCCCTTCTCCAGCAAACTGAGGAGATCGGGCGGTTGAGGACTACAAACGACCAGCTTCAGCGCGAGATCGCAATGATGCGCGAGTTTGTATCGCGGCTACCGGAAGACGATGGCAGCGAGACGGCCTCGACTGGCGTTCAGGCTGATATTGATCGCGTGTGTGATCACCTGTTCAAGGGTCACACGGATGACAAGCAGCGCGCGAAGTTGCGGACATCTGTTGATCGTGCCGAGAGGGTGCGGCTAGGTTCGGATGCGGCAGTGGGTCGTGCGTTGCGATAGGTTCCGTCCGCAAACGAACATTACCGTACGTGATTCTTGGATATAGCGATAGGGCATAAATGAGTGGTGTTTCGCCACAGTTCTCCAGTGACTTTTCTGCTGAGTTCAATAGCGTGGTAGTCACCCTGGCCGCGCTTGATGCTATAATCGTACAGCTTAAGTTGGTGAATGAGAAATCGGTCACGGTGTTCAATAAGTTATCAGCTAAGCTTGACACAGCGATTGTTGCAGCTGAGGCGGCTGGAGCGACGCGTGCGCAACTTCAGCCGATGACTGATCTTCATGTTTTTATCACGGCGCAGGCTGCTATTCTTGCAGAGTCGTTGGTAGTGCGTTGATGTTAATCTTGATGTTGTCTGATGATGTTCACGTTCTGATTGAAAGAATCGCAACGGCAGTCGTTGCGAGAATGGAGGCTAAAATGTCTGCGCTTGACGATGCAATCACCCAACTGACGGCTGATGTTGCGGCTCTGACGACCGTGGATCAGAGCGCTGTGGCGTTGATTACCGGCTTTGCGGCTCAGCTTGCTGCGGCTGTTGCGGCTGCTCAGGCGGCTGGTGCGACGCCTGCTGAGCTTCAGTCATTGACTGATCTCCACACCGCTATCACGACGCAGGATGATGCTCTCGCGGCCGCCGTGGCTGCTGCTACGCCTGCCGCGCCGCCTGCTGGTCCCTGACATCATGTCCGGTGCAATGACGCCTCCTCCTGCTGCTGCAATGTCTCCGCCAGATCCAACGGCGGGGGCAGCGCCCGACAATGACACCGATGACGACGATGTTGTCGTCACGATCACTAAGGCCAGCGACGGTACCTACATGGTCTACGCTGGCGATGAGCCCGAGAGCGGGGGCGGCGGTGGCGCTGACATGAGCGAGGACGACGAGGATGCCATGGGCGGTGCGGCTGGCGGTCCTCCTCCTGCTGGCGGCGGTGGTACTGCTGGTGGTGGAGGTCAGCCTGCTGATTCGATAGGCGCAGCGTTGAAGCTGGCGATGGATATCATGCAAGCGGACAAGTCGTCCGAGGGCGCGCCTGGCTCGGCCGACGACCAGTTTGCGGCCGGGTTCGGTGCGTCGAAGTCACCGACGCCTGTGGGAATGGGCGGCGGAGCGTAGCGATGATGGCTGTCCCCGCTCCTCGCATTGGCAAGTACGCCGCTGGCCTCAAGAACCCGCACCCTGCGAACAGCGAACGGCAGCCACGCAATGCGGCGTGGCACAATGCACAAGAGGCGGCCATGATGTCTCCGGGTTTGATCAATCGAGCGGCGCCGAAGAAGCGGCGTGCTAAGCGGAAGAAGTAGATGCCATCCGTCTCTAAGTCCCAGCAAAATCTGATGCGCGCCGCTGCGCACACGCCAGGCGGCTATGGCGGCGTTCCGGAGTCGGTGGGCAAGGACTTTGTGGCTGCCGATAAGAAGGCCGGGAAGCGCAAGCTGCCGAAGCGCAAGGCGCGGGGGCTGATTAATCGATGACAGACAAACCCAAGCGCATATGCCGGGTTGTCGGTTGCGAGCGTGAGGCGAACACGCCGGGAACCGCGCGCGGGCTTTGTTCGTCCCATTACGTATATCGTAATGAATATGCCAATGATGGTCCGGTTCCTGCTCGGCCTAAGCATAAGGTTCCGGATGAACCGATAACAGACTTCCAAAGGGAAGTGGGTGCCCCGTATCTTGAGATCGACATGGGGCTTGTAGAGAGGTCCGCGCGCATCGGCTGCACGAACGAAGAGATCGTGGCTTTGCTTGGTTGCAATCGCAACACTTTTTACAGACATCTAAAGGAAGATCCAACGCTAAAGGAAACCATTGATCGAGGGCGGGAGGGTGGCAAGGCCGCACTGCGCCGGTTTCAATGGCAGAATGCTGAGAACGGCAACCCGACGATGCAGATCTGGCTTGGTAAGCAGATGTTGGATCAGAAGGACAAGCTGGAGAACAGCGGCACGATGGACACCAACACGCGACTGATCGTTGAGTTGGTTGGGGATGCGGCGCCGGCGGTTGAGCATGATCGACGGGAAGGCAGCAGCAGCCCGGAACGGTTTCGTCCGCGTTTAGTGAATGATGTGGAGTTTAAGGGGTGACGACTTCAAGCGAGCCCATCTTTGACGTAAGATTTAAGCGGGCTGATAGGCTAGCTAATGCATCGCTCGTTTTAGCTGTTATAGCCGCTGTTTTCGCTGCAATTTCTGTAGTTACAGCGCTTCTCTCGTTTGTATCATGAAGGAGCAAACACGATGAACAACATGGAGTGCATCGTTGCGGTTCTAACCGCACATCGCGAGGCGCGGTCTTGGACCGACGAGGCGGTTGCGATGGATCTGGTAGCGCAACTCGACCTCGACCCGGTTGGCGAGGCGAAGAACGCGAAGCCTGTGGTCGCTCCTGGCATCACTGAGGACGAGGTGCTGGCGCACGAGGCGGCAGCGAAGGAAGCGGTAGCCAAGGCTACGGCGGCGCGTGAGGCGTTGAACGCGCAGGCTGAGGAAGAGGACAAGGCTAAGGTGGACGTTGCCGAGGAGCAGGCGAAGGCGGCTGCTGCGCAACGAGAGGCGGCGCTGAAGGCGCAGACTGCGGCGTTGGCTACCCAGGCGGGGTCGCCTGACCAGCAGCGTGCGGCTGTTCTTGCGCAGCAGACCGCCGATGCGGAGAAGCGCGCAGAACAGCAGCGCGTTGCTGCGATGTCAGACGTTGCGCCGCAGCGGCCGCAGACACCAGTGGTGGGATGACCTGGCGATCCGATTGGACGAATGCTCCTAAAGGCCCGACGCTATTGATTCGCAAACGTGAACTCATGCCAAGCACCCAGACGTTTGGGTGGTTTCATCTGTTGGGCGGTTGGCATGGGGGGCGATGGGTTGATGTTTCCTGCGTAGGGCTGAGAAGTTATAAGCC